TGAATTGTTGGTTAATACGCTTGAGGGTGAATGCGAATAATAAAAAAGGAGCCTGTAGCTCCATGATGATTTTGTTTTTCATGCTCACCGTTCCTTAAAGACGCCGTACAGCATGCTGATATGAGACAATGTTGATTCATTAAGTTGTTTCCAGACTTCCTTTGGTAAAAGCTTGTATCAGTCTGTTTGCTGCTGCTTTCTGCGCTGCCACATTGGCAATAACAGATAGTTTTTCCTGGCTGGCTTTCGTGCAGATCCCCGCCCAGTTATCCATCAGAAAAAAATCCTCTCTTTCTGCAGAGCTGGTAGTTGCACATAGTTTTTCGATCATAGAAGTTATTTCTGCGATGGAATGATTAACCATCATCTGTTGAACCGCAAAACCGAAAGCGTTAATCATTACTCCATGGAACTGAATATAATCGCGCTTGTACGTAGCGTGGTGTACACCATGTCGGATTGAGTCAATCTGAGTTAGTGTAATCCATGCCTCCCAGACAGATTCTATATATCCCATTTCAAGTTGTTGATTGCCGTTCCTAGCGAACTTTGACGTTGCATCAGTGAGTGCCTTGAAACTCACCCACATATTACTTTTTAATGGCACTACGTTGTGTTCAAAATCGGTTATATCGGCAAATACAGTATGTTGGGTCAGGAAGGATATCATTCCCTGAGCAATATCATCCCGGCCGTTATACGCCATATTGATGGTCGCTGATGGCTTAGAAACGTTGTTATTTATGTCCGAAAAGAACTGCTGCCGGGTTTTTAGCGGCAGATTCATTGTAAGCATCATGGGAACCATGAGCGTTGATGGGGAACTTCGGCAAAATATCTCAATGCCAGCTGCACGATGTTGACCATCAAAAAGTTTTATTTCGGCGTCGAGGGGAATTCTGGCTATACCAACATTTGTGTTGCCAAACGGTACAAATTCTATATTCGAATCACAGTTACCTACGAGAGGGGGAATGATAAAAGGCTCATTTCTTGAGTCTGCGTTAGTGAGATAATTTAAAAATTTTCGTACTCGATTTGGATTAATTTCTCGCTGAGAGCGTTCCAGTGTATGGCCGTAATTATCTGAAGCGAGGAAACGAGCCAGCGATCTTCCTGGTATGGTAAGGAAGAGTGTAACAGTACCACCCTGTACACCTTGCGATGCCGGAAATTCGAATGAATGATTACCAACCTGACTCATATATCCTCCTGTTTGTTATTTATCTTCTCAGCCAGCCGCTGTGCTTTCAGTGGATTTCTGATAACAGAAAGGCCGGGAAATACCCAGCCTCGCTTTGTAATGGAGTAGACGAAAGTGATCGCGCCTAACGATATCCGTCTGATGCGTGAACGTGATGGACGTAACCACCGCGACATGTGTGTACTGTTCCGCTGGGCCTGCCAGGACAACTTCTGGTCCGGTAACGTGCTGAGTCCGGCCAAACTCCGCGACAAGTGGACCCAGCTCGAAATCAACCGGAACAAGCAACAGGCTGGCGTGACAGTCGGCAAACCAAAACTCGACCTGACAAACACTGACTGGATTTACGGGGTGGATCTATGAAAAACATCGCCGCACAGATGGTTAACTTTGACCGTGAGCAGATGCGTCGGATCGCCAACAACATGCCGGAACAGTACGACGAAAAGCCACAGGTACAGCAGGTAGCGCAGATCATCAACGGTGTGTTCAGCCAGTTACTGGCAACTTTCCCGGCGAGCCTGGCTAACCGTGACCAGAATGAACTGAACGAAATCCGCCGCCAGTGGGTGCTGGCTTTTCGGGAAAACGGGATCACCACAATGGAACAGGTTAACGCTGGAATGCGCGTAGCCCGTCGGCAGAATCGACCATTCCTGCCATCACCCGGGCAGTTTGTCGCCTGGTGCCGGGAAGAAGCATCCGTTACCGCCGGGCTGCCAAACGCCAGCGAGCTGGTTGATATGGTTTACGAGTATTGCCGGAAGCGCGGGCTGTATCCGGATGCAGAGTCTTATCCGTGGAAATCAAACGCGCACTACTGGCTGGTTACCAACCTGTATCAGAACATGCGGGCCAATGCGTTGACTGACGCGGAATTACGGCGCAAGGCTGCCGATGAACTGTCCTGTATGACCGCACGAATTAACCGTGGTGAGGCTATACCTGAACCAGTAAAACAACTTCCTGTCATGGGCGGTAGACCTCTAAATCGTGCACAGGCTCTGGCGAAGATCGCAGAAATCAAAGCTAAGTTTGGGCTGAAAGGAGCAAGGGTATGACGGGCAAAGAGTCAATTATTCATTACCTGGGGACTCATAAGAAATTCTGTGCGCAGGACGTTGCCGCGGTAACAGGCGCAACGGTAACCAGCATAAATCAGGCTGCGGCTAAAATGGCGCGGGCAGGAATCCTAGTCGTTGATGGTAAGGTCTGGCGAACGGTGTATTATCGGTTCGCTACCAGAGAAGAATGGGAAGGAAAGGTGAGCACGAATTTGATTTTTAAGGAGTGTCGCCAGAGTGCCGCGATGAAACGGGTATTGAGGGTATATAAAAGAACATCAATGGGTACACAATGATGAAACAGGTGAGTTGAGTTCAAACTGTAGTACAATTCTCTCCAGTTTGAACAGGAAAGAATATGCTATGAATCCTTATATTTATCTTGGTGGTGCAATACTTGCAGAGGTCATTGGTACAACCTTAATGAAGTTTTCAGAAGGTTTTACACGGTTATGGCCATCTGTTGGTACAATTATTTGTTATTGTGCATCATTCTGGTTATTAGCTCAGACGCTGGCTTATATTCCTACAGGGATTGCTTATGCTATCTGGTCAGGAGTCGGTATTGTCCTGATTAGCTTACTATCATGGGGATTTTTCGGCCAACGGTTGGACCTGCCAGCCATTATAGGCATGATGTTGATTTGTGCCGGTGTGTTGGTTATTAATTTATTGTCACGAAGCACACCACATTAAAAATAATTTGTTTTTAAACGACTAAAATATGGAGGCTCGTATATTTATATGGGCCTCGTTTTATGCTTTTTGTTAATGTCTTTAGTTTTTATTCATTCTTTTGTGCTTTCAAGATTATGGTGTAAGAAAATTGCAATACGATTATTGTTGTATATTCAAGATAATGTGACCTTAATTGTCTTTTTAAATAAAAATTAAACAAAAATCATATCTCACCACTAAGGTTTATAAAAGCATACTTTAGCAGGTGTCACCATGAAAAAAGCCATAGCATATATGCGATTTTCATCACCAAGTCAGATGTCTGGTGATTCATTAAACCGCCAGAGAAGGCTTATTACTGAATGGCTAAAGGTAAATAGTGATTATTACCTTGATACCGTAACGTATGAAGATTTGGGGTTAAGCGCATTCAATGGAAAGCATGCACAATCAGGAGCTTTTTCGGAATTTTTAGATGCTATAGAACATGGTTATATATTGCCAGGGACTACATTGTTAGTTGAAAGTCTGGACAGACTTTCAAGAGAAAAAGTCGGTGAGGCGATTGAGCGTCTGAAATTGATTTTGAATCACGGTATTGATGTTATAACTCTTTGCGATAATACAGTCTATAATATTGACTCATTGAATGAGCCATATTCATTAATAAAAGCCATACTTATAGCACAAAGGGCAAATGAAGAAAGCGAGATAAAGTCAAGTCGGGTTAAATTATCATGGAAGAAAAAACGGCAGGATGCACTGGAGTCAGGCACGATTATGACGGCGTCTTGTCCGAGATGGCTCTCATTGGATGACAAAAGAACGGCTTTTGTTCCAGACCCCGACAGGGTGAAAACTATTGAGCTAATTTTTAAACTCAGGATGGAAAGGCGCTCATTGAATGCAATAGCCAAGTATTTAAATGATCATGCTGTAAAGAATTTCTCAGGAAAAGAAAGTGCATGGGGACCTTCTGTAATTGAAAAATTATTAGCGAATAAAGCTCTGATAGGTATATGCGTACCTTCATATCGTGCAAGAGGTAAAGGAATAAGTGAAATCGCTGGCTATTATCCCAGAGTCATATCAGATGATTTGTTTTACGCTGTGCAGGAAATTCGGTTGGCACCTTTTGGTATTAGCAATAGTAGCAAAAATCCTATGTTGATAAATCTACTTCGAACAGTTATGAAGTGCGAGGCTTGTGGTAATACCATGATTGTTCATGCGGTATCTGGAAGTTTGCATGGCTATTATGTTTGTCCGATGAGAAGACTGCATCGATGTGACAGGCCATCAATAAAGAGAGATTTGGTTGATTATAATATCATTAATGAGTTGCTTTTTAATTGTAGTAAAATCCAACCAGTTGAAAACAAGAAAGATGCTAATGAAACTTTAGAGTTGAAAATTATTGAGCTCCAGATGAAAATTAATAATTTAATTGCTGCATTATCTGTTGCGCCTGAAGTTACCGCTATAGCAGAAAAAATCAGAGTATTAGATAAGGAATTACGAAGGGCTTCTGTATCATTAAAAACTTTGAAGAGTAAAGCGGTGAGTTCACTTGGTGATTTTCATGCTATTGACTTAACCAGTAAAAATGGGCGAGAGCTATGTCGTACACTTGCCTATAAAACATTCGAAAAAATCATAATCAATACAGATAATAAAACCTGTGATATCTATTTTATGAATGGCATTGTTTTTAAACACTATCCTTTAATGAAAACAATATCCGCCCAGCAGGCGATAAGTACTCTCAAATATATGGTTGATGGTGAGGTTTATTTTTGAGTAATAATCACTTTTTCAACCGTGCTATAGTAAGAAAGTTAGGTAAGTACAATAAAATTATCTATCCTGAACGAAGCGTCCTGAGCTATGGTTTTACTATAGGGACTGCCAATGGATGCTGGCGTTCTCGTTCTAGCAGTTCAACAATACCCAATCACAAAACAATTCACTGATAACAAACTTTGTGCACGTGCTTGGTTATGGCGAGCAGGTGATGTGATGTTAACTGCCTGCCAGAACGTTACTCCACTACTTCAGGTTGCGGAGCACCGCGAAGCCGGCCGCTTTACTTCTATCGAGCAAGAATATCCCCAGATACTCAACAGAGCGCGAGCAATCCTCGCCAGAGAAACGGCACATGTAAAATTCCAGCCGTGGCTGGATGATAAGTGGAGTCGAGTGTTACCATAATTCCGTCAGAATCTGTTCCAATAAAGTCACTAGTTAGAAATACTGCCAGCATTCTACGATGACGGAAGTGCTGGCATTTTTTGGGTAATATGCGAGTCCATTTCATAAAATACGGGTGCTGTAAACTGGACGATATAATCTAAAATATACCATTACCAGTAGCGTTCAAATCGCTATGTGCCGATACGGATAAAATTATATTGATTGTGCACATACCTTATTGGATATTACTGAGGGGTATTTATATAAGGTGTAACGATGATGTGGAACTTTGACAGTGCCGACTTAAGTGCAATAGCAGCAGGTATTTCTGCGTTTGGCACATTAGCCGCAGCGGGGTCGGCGCTTGCAAGTTGGTACACGTCAAAAAAAGCGCTGCAGCTACAAAATAGAGTTTACCTTTATGAGTCTTTAAAGGCTTGCGCTGAGAGAGCCAATTCATCAGCTAAAGATAAGCGCGGATCTGAATGGAGCGTTAATGATGCAGCGGATATCATCAGGTGCCTAGTACGGGCGATGGAGATCATCAAGCAGGATAGCCAGCAGAAAGAAGGTAATCAGGCATTAATGTTGAAACAGTACTTTGTTAATCTGCTAATAATGGAACTGTACGAGGAAGTTCATAACGGTGATGCGGCTGATTCTGTTTTTAAAAGTACGGAACCTACACAAGTACTTGATAACTTATGGAGCAAATGGCAGGAGGCTATAGCTTTTTTTGATATTTGGAATTACCCAGTTGCGACTGAGGAAGACTTGGCAGACTAATTTTCAGCACATTTGATTTCCAATAATCAACCAGCCATAATCATGCCATTGGGGCCTGAACAACTCCGGTGACTTCTGCGCTAAACGGGGACGTTTATGCGCACATACAATCCAACCTCTCTTCTCCATTCACAGATGCAGAAATGCACCTGCGATATTTTGCATCCAGCGTTTGATCTCTGCGGAGGTGAAGCGTGAACCTCCCACAAGATGGTATCAAATTGCATCGCGGTAACTTCACCGCTATCGGTCGGCAGATCCAGCCTTATCTGGAGGACGGCAAATGCTTTCGCATGGTGCTTAAACCGTGGCGCGAGAGACGCAGTCTTTCCCAGAATGCACTCAGCCACATGTGGTACAGCGAAATCAGTGAATACCTCATCAGCAAGGGTAAAACGTTCGCCACTCCAGCTTGGGTATCCGCACCGGCGGGCGCGTGCTGGCGGTAAACAGCCAGACCCGGACGCTGACGCTCGACCGTGAAATCACGCTGCCATCTTCCGGCACCACGCTGATAAGCCTGGTTGACGGGCAGGGGAGTCCGGTCAGCGTGGAGGTTCAGTCCGTCACCGACGGCGTGAAGGTGAAAGTGAGCCGTGTTCCTGACGGCGTTGCTGAATACAGCGTATGGGGGCTGAAGCTGCCGACGTTGCGCCAGCGCCTGTTCCGCTGCGTGAGTATCCGTGAGAACGACGACGGCACGTATGCCATCACCGCCGTGCAGCATGTACCGGAAAAAGAGGCCATCGTGGATATTGAGAACACCCCTGACGGCATGCAGAGTCAGGTGCTGCTGGCGGCGGACAGGATTGCGATGGTTAATCCTGCGAATGGCAACACAAAACCGATGTTTGTTGGTCAGGGCGATCAGATATTCATGAACGACGTGTTCCTGAAACGCCTGACGGCCCCCACCATTACCAGCGGTGGAAATCCACCGGCATTTTCCCTGACACCGGACGGAAAGCTGACCGCTAAAAATGCGGATATCAGTGGCAGTGTGAATGCGAACGCCGGGACGCTCAACAATGTCACGGTAAATGAAAACTGTACGATTAAGGGCATGCTGGAGGCGACTCAGGTCAGAGGTGACTTCGTTAAAGCTGTATCCAAATCATTCCCGAAACAGGCTGGTACGTGGGGTAATACGGAAACACCAAACGGGACGGTTACAGTCACCATCAGCGATGATCATAACTTTGACCGTCAAATCATTATTCCGCCCATTATCTTTAACGGAATAGCGTATAGCGATCCGGGAAGTGGTAATAACCGATGCTGCAGGCTCAGCACGTGCCGCCAGCACGTCAGCCGGACAGGCCGCGTCGTCGGCTCAGTCAGCGTCTTCCAGCGCAGGAACGGCATCGACAAAGGCCCGTGAAGCAGCAAAAAGTGCTGCTGCTGCAGAGTCCTCAAAAAGCGCGGCAGCTACCAGTGCCGGTGCGGCGAAAACGTCAGAAACGAATGCGGCAGCGTCACAACAATCAGCAGCCACTTCTGCATCCGCCGCGACCACGAAGGCGTCAGAAGCAGCCACCTCAGCCCGGGATGCGGCGGCCTCAAAAGAGGCAGCGAAATCATCAGAAACGAACGCATCATCAAGCGCCAGTAGTGCCGCTTCCTCGGCAACGGCGGCAGGCAATTCCGCGAAGGCGGCAAAGACGTCTGAGACAAACGCCAGGTCTTCTGAAACGGCAGCGGGACAGAGCGCCTCGGCTGCGGCAGGCTCAAAAACAGCGGCTGCGTCGTCTGCCAGTGCCGCGTCAACAAGTGCCGGGCAGGCCTCAGCCAGTGCCACCGCCGCCGGAAAATCGGCAGAAAGCGCCGCATCGTCTGCTTCAACAGCCACAACGAAGGCTGGCGAAGCCGCTGAACAGGCCAGCGCAGCAGCGAGGTCTGCATCCGCAGCGAAGACATCCGAAACGAACGCGAAAGCCTCGGAAACCAGTGCAGAATCCTCAAAAATGGCAGCTGCATCGTCCGCCAGTTCGGCGGCGTCATCGGCATCATCTGCGTCTGCTTCAAAAGATGAGGCGAGCAGACAGGCATCAGCAGCGAAAGGCAGCGCCACGACAGCATCCACGAAGGCGACAGAGGCAGCTGGCAGTGCGACGGCGGCATCTCAGAGCAAAACTACTGCTGAATCCGCTGCGACCCGTGCGGAAGCTGCTGCTGATCGTGCTGAAGAGATTGCCGGTGCAGTTGCGATGGAAGACGCAAGCCTTACAACTAAAGGTGTTGTGAAACTTAGCAGTGCTGTTGATAGCACCAGTGAATCGCTGGCCGCAACGCCAAAAGCAGTTAAAGCAGCCAATGACAATGCGAATAGCAGGGTGCCATCTAACCGAAAAGTTAACGGAAAAGCACTGACTGCGGATATAACATTAACGCCGAAAGATATTGGTACTTTAAATTCAGTAACGATGTCTTTCTCTGGCGGGGCTGGGTGGTTCAAACTGGCTACGGTTACCATGCCACAAGCGAGTTCCATCGTTTACATCGCATTGATTGGTGGCGCTGGTTACAACGTCGGTTCCCCACATCAGGCAGGCATTTCAGAACTGGTTCTACGAGCAGGCAATGGAAACCCCAAAGGAATTACCGGGGCTTTGTGGAAGCGTACAGCCGTCGGATTAACGAATTTCGCCTGGATCAACACATCCGGCGATACATATGATATTTACGTTGAGATTGGCAATTATGCGACGAGTGTAAATATCCATTGGGATTGTACTGCAAATGCGTCAGTTTCTGTTTATACCTCGCCAACATATTCAGCGAGTAAGCCTTCCAGCGTTACCTATGGTGTTGTTTATACGATGTATAGCTCACATCAGAAACCTACACCATCAGATATTGGAGCACTGCCAACAACCGGAGGAACAGTTTCAGGTCCGTTGTCTGTTACAGGTGGATTAACTGGTTCATTGAATGGTAATGCAAGTACAGCCACGAAATTGCAGACGGCAAGATCTATCGGTGGAGTTGTTTTCGACGGTTCTGCAAATATTAACCTTCCAGGTGTAAACACTACGGGTAATCAGAACACCACTGGTAATGCTGCAACTGCTACAAAACTCCAGACTGCAAGAAAAATATCCGGTGTTCCATTTGATGGTTCCAAAGATATTACTTTAACCGCCGCGCATGTGGCTGCTTTTGCCAGAAGGGCAACGGATACATATGCCGATGCGGATGGTGGCGTTCCCTGGAATGCCGAATCAGGCGCTTACAATGTCACCCGCTCTGGCGACAGCTATATTCTGGTTAACTTCTATACCGGAGTCGGAAGTTGCCGGACCCTGCAGATGAAGGCGCATTACAGAAATGGTGGTCTGTTCTACCGTTCTTCAAGAGACGGTTATGGTTTTGAGGAAGGCTGGGCAGAAGTTTATACCTCGAAAAATCTTCCACCAGAAAGCTACCCAGTCGGCGCACCAATCCCGTGGCCATCAGATACCGTTCCGTCTGGTTATGCCCTGATGCAGGGGCAGACTTTTGACAAATCTGCTTACCCGAAACTTGCAGCCGCTTATCCGTCAGGCGTGATCCCTGATATGCGTGGCTGGACGATTAAGGGCAAACCTGCCAGTGGTCGGGCCGTATTGTCTCAGGAACAGGACGGCATTAAATCGCACACCCACAGCGCCAGCGCATCCAGTACGGATTTGGGGACGAAAACCACATCGTCGTTTGATTACGGAACCAAATCCACGAATAACACCGGGGCGCATACCCATAGTATTAGCGGGACCGCAAATAGTGCCGGTGCGCACCAACACAAGAGTTCCGGTGCATTTGGTGGCACGAACACGAGCATTTTCCCTAATGGTTATACCGCGATTTCAAATCTAAGCGCGGGGATTATGAGCACAACAAGCGGTAGTGGCCAGACTCGTAATGCAGGGAAGACATCATCAGATGGTGCTCATACCCACTCGCTGTCCGGCACTGCTGCAAGCGCAGGCGCACATGCACATACTGTCGGTATTGGTGCTCATACGCACTCCGTTGCGATTGGCTCACACGGACACACCATCACCGTTAACGCTGCTGGTAACGCGGAAAACACCGTCAAAAACATCGCATTTAAC